GCGCGTCTTCACCGGGGCCTCTTCACCCCACGCGTTGATCTCGGTGCGGTCCTCGCCCAGGGCCTCCTCGAGACCGTCCGGGTGCATGTAGCCGAGGTCCGTCCATCCGACGCCCCAGGCGACGGTCGGGCCGGTGGGGAAGGTGGTGCCGACGGGGGCGACGTAGCACTTGCCCTTCACGCCGATCTTGATGTTGTCTGCGTTGCCCACGACGGGCCTCCTAGCTCACGGTTCGGGGTGGGCGCACGCTCATCCCCAGGGTCATGCCGACCCGGCGAACCCCGGTGTTGGGTTCCTCCGGGCGGTCCTGTGGTCCGGTCTCCTCGGAGACGCTGGTGACGATCCCGCCGGCAGTGGACTGACCGGGCAGCAACTCCCACTCCCCGCGCACCCGCAGCGCGAGCCGGGTGGCCGCACCGAGGGCCGGCTTGGCGAGGGCGTAGCAGTCGACGGAGAACCGGGGCCGGTCGATCGCGCTGGAGTCGGCCCAGCCGCGCAAGCCCGCGGTGCCGCCGATCCGCAGGACCCGGACGATGCCGCCGCGCTCTGCGAGCATCCGGTCGAACTCCTCGCCCTCGGGCAGTTCACCCACCACGTAGGCGGACGTGCCGAGGGCGGCCTGCAGCAGGTCGCAGGCGATCTGCTTGCCGTCGGGGAGCTGGACCGGCGTGGCCACGGTTACGCCTGCTTGGTCGTGGACGTCTTGGTCGGCGCCTTGACCGACGCGTCGTCAACAGTCTTGGCCGGCTCGTCCTGCACGGGTACGGCGAAGCCACGCCACTGGTGCAGCTCGTCACGGCGCACCTCGACGATGTCGCCGGGCACCTTGCCCTTGTGCCAGAAGGTCAGGCGCATCTTGACCAGTTCGGCGCCGTCAGCCATGGCGGTCTCCTCGTTTCTCAGTGGTCGCCCGCGGCTGCATCGAGCGCGGTCGAAAGGGTGTAGCGGGGCGGGTGAATGGATCGGCCAGTGCGGTCGGTCTGCCGGGTGCCGTGCTCCACGTAGATCGCGTACGGCACGTTGGCCTCCACGGACACCTCGCCGTCCGGGCCCGGCTCAGGGACGCGGTGGATGGACGCCCTGTAGCGGCCGGTACGGACGGGGGCGATCGCCTGGGCGACCTCCACGACCTGGTCCATGCGCTGCGCGAGGTCGTTCTGCACCACACGCGAGTACGGGAGGTTGTGGATGGCGTCCTCGTCCAGCTCCACCTCGATGTGGACTTCGGTGCCGCTCATGCGCCCTTCACCTCCAGCAGGGCGACGACCTGCCCGGAGAGCGGGCCGGCGCCTTCCGCGTGGGCGGGGACGCCGTCGATCTCCCAGGTCCGGCCGTCCCACAGCACCCGCATGCCGGTCGTGACGGCCATGGCGCGGGGCGGCATGTACAGCTGCGCTCGGGTGGTGGTCTGGTCGCCGGCCTGCCGCGTGCGGGAGTTGGACGTGTAGTCGACCGTGCACCCGGACACCGGAGTCGGGATCGGGTGGTCCCAGTCCCGGACCTGGGTGTTGTAGTCGCCCGCCACGAGCGGGGCCTCGAGGACCGTGACCGTCTGGCGTCCGATGGGGCCCGGCATCAGCCCACCACCCACGGCCACATGGTCAGCAGACCCGAGTTACGCAGCACCGTGACTGCCTGGGGGGCGATCCGTGGAGCCGCGCCCGCTCCCTCGCCGACGGTGCGGCGGGTGAAAGACCGACTGCCGGCGCTCATGGACTGCAGATCGTTCTGCGCGCCGGTCTCGTCGCCGCGGTCCATCATCCAGTGCACCTGCCGGACACAGGCCCTGCGCAGGACGTCCTGGACGTCGGGGTCGGTCGGCTCGTAGGTGGCGCCGATCAGCGCACTGTCCAGCGCGTCCGACGCCTGCTCGAGCAGGCGCGTGGCGTTGGCCGGGGCGGGCTCGGGGGCGAGCCACGCCTCGAGGTCGCTGATCGTCGCGTACGCCATGACTACTCGCCCGCCTCGCGAGCCTCGTCCAGGACCTGCACGTAGTCCTGGCACTCGGCCTTGGTGGCGTCCTCGGCTCCGTCCATGCCGAGGGAAGCGGCGTAGGCGCGCCACTTGTCGACCGAGGCGTTCTTCGCCGGGCGCTCCACCTCGCCGCCCGGCAGGGACTGCTGGCCGTCCTCGTCGGCTGCACTGTCGACGACGGGGTGCAGCTGGCCCTTGGCGACCTGCTTGGCCATCTCGTCGGACAGCGGCTCGTCCAGGTGGAGACGCATGCCGCCGGCGCCGACGTACTCGCGGGCCGCCATCAGTTCCAGGCCTTCGGGACGCGCAGGACGGTGATGGTGCCGGTGAACCCGGCCTCGAAGTCGACGTACATCATCGACCCGTCCTGCTGGACCCGGGCGCTCGTGAACGGGCCGAGGAACTCGTTGCCGGTGTTCGCGGCGACCTGCTGGGTGTAGTCGCCCTGACCGGCCATCCACGCCTGGGTGCCGGACCCGGCACGGACGATGACGTTCTTCGCGCCGGTCGCGGTGTTCGTGACCCGGATGACGGTGTGCTCGGGGTCGGCGTTGTTGATGACGACACCGTTGGTGACGAGGGTGGCGTCGATGGTGGTGCCGGCCGGGCTGGTGAGGTGCCCGTTGGGAACCAGGTTGCTGTAGCTGACGGCGGTGCGCGCCATGAGAAGTCCTCCTAGGGGATCAGCGCACGAGGGTGGTCAGTGCCCTGGGAGGGCTCAGGGGGTGATGAAGGCGACGGCGATGCCGGTGGGGCGCAGGAGCTTGGCGCCGTAGACGTGGAGGCCGCGGATCGCGTCGGCGATCGTGTTCTGCAGGCGCAGCGCCTCGGTCTCGATGATCTGGTCGGCGTAGGTGATGGCACCGGGGTAGCCGGCCTGGATGACCTGCACGGAACCGGTCGGGTTCGGGGTGTTGTTGGACTCGAGGATGTCGAATCCGGCGGCGCGGCCGACCATGCCGTTGCGGAGGCCCTCGCTGGTGCCGGAGGCGTCGACGCGGACGAACCGGTCGTCCTTCAGGAGCTGCCCGGTGAACTCGGGGCTGGCGACGATGTACCGGCCCTCGCTGGGGACGTTCGCCCGGTTGAGCTTCGTACGCAGGGGCACGAGGACGCTGTCGTAGGCGGTGGTCGCGGTGGTGATGCTGACCGGGGAGCCGGTGGAGCCGATCGTGTTCGCGGAGGCCACGCCGGTGTAGAGGGAGGCGACGTAGGCGTCGGTCTTGTCCCGGAGGCCGTAGGCGGCGTTCTGCGCCATCTGCTGCATCGGGTTGAGCAGGGCCTGCGCCTTGTCGACGTCGTCGAGGCGGAAAGCGAACGCCTTGGCCTGGTCGATGACCAGGTCGGTGCCCGCAGTCTCGACTTCCTCGTAGTTGAGGGTCGCGGTCTTGTCGTAGTCGAAGATCGTCGGGTCACCGATGGTGGTGATGTGCACCGACTGCCCGTGAGAGGTGATCTCGCCCTCGTAGTTGCGGTTCACCAGCGCGGGCTGCGCGTAGACGAGGCTGTTACGGAGAGCCGTGAGCGTGGTGGCAGCCCAGATCTCCGGCTTGAAGTTGTTGATGGACAACGGAGGCTCCTAGAGGCCTACGGCCGTCCCAGGTACGCGTTGAGACGTCCCTCTTCGACGGCCTTGGTGATCTGTTCGGGGGTCATCCGCGCCACGTCCTCCGCACCCAGCTGCCGCTTCCCGCCCGGAGCCCCTGTCATCGGTGCTCCCCCGGCGGGCACCTGGGGCTTGACCGGCTCGGGCTGCTTCGCCGCGAGCTTCGGGTTCGCCTCCACCGCCGTCTTGACCGCCTTCTCCACGTCCGCGTTGAACGTGTCGGAGGCCGGGTCGAGCTTGGCTATGGCGTTGGCGAAACCGCGGGAGTCCAGGAGGGCGTCCGGGTCACCGCCGTGCTTCCCGGCCGACTTGTAGACGGCGAGTTCGACCTCGGTCTGGCGGGCGGCGTCCTCGAACTCCTTGGTTCGGGCCTGCTCCTGAGCCAGCTTCTGGGTCAGCTCTTCGGGGGTGGGCGGCTTCTCCTCGCCCGTCTCGACGCCGAACAGTCCGGCCAGCTTCTTCATGAAGTCGGCCTGGTCGTCGGCTGCCTTCTTCTCCGCTGCGGCCGTCTTCTGCTTCTGGGCTTCGACGTCGTTGCGGAGGTTTTCGACGAGCTTCTCGAACCGGGCGGGGTCGAAGTCGCCTTCGAACTTGGGCGCCTTGGCCTTGGGTTCGGCGGGCGGCTCGGTGGCCGGTTCGGTAGGAGTGGCGGGCTGTGCGGGGGGCGTTGCGGGTGCGGCCGGCTCTGGCGGAGTCGGGGCGGTGCCTTCGGGCGCGGGCGGGGTGACCGGCTGGGTGCTCGGGGCCGCGGGTGCGTTCTCGGGCTGGGCGGGGGTCGACATCGAGCCTCCTTGGGCTGCCTGGACGTGCTGAAGTGCGGCGCCTTGTCCGCGCACGTCTGGCATGGATGCTAACCCAAACCTAGGGTCAATGCTGCACAATCAAAGGTGAGATTGCAAGCTAGCCTTTGAATCCACGGACGAGAGGGGGTGTGGTGTGACGGAGAGCAGCAAGCACATCGCCGACACGGCGCAGCGTCAGCCCGCCCAACTGAGGGCCCTCGAGCACCGCCACGCAGCCGTTGCCGCGCGCCCCCTCGCCAAGGCCCTCGCCGACGCCGAAACCGACGCCACCCACCGCTGGATGATGGTCACCTCGCCGCAGCAGGCCATCCCGTCCGAGGCCAACCTCAAGGCGCTCATCGAGCACATCCGCAAGGCCCTCGAGGCTGCGTTCTACGGGCAGGGCGCGTACGCCATGCGCGAGGCCCAACGGGCCGCCTACACCGCCGCAAGCCTTGGTATCCAGCACGCCTCCAGGATCGTGGCACTTCTGCGTGGCGTTCCCCCGCCCACCAACATCCCGCCCGAGACCGGTGCCATCGCGGACCGGGCCGCCGGCGCCATCCCCTCCGCAGTCCAGGAGGAGCACTCGCACGCCCTGGCGCTGCTCACCACTGCGGGCCTGACCGCGACCGGGATCGCCGGAGTGAAAGGCGTGTTCTCGAGGGCCCGCCGTGCGGTCACCCGCATCACCGCGGGCGTGGCCGTAGCCGTGACATCGGCGGCCGCCAACGCCGCCCTCACTGTCGCCCGCTACCTCGGCCCGGGCGTACGCATGCTGTGGGTCGCGGAACCCGGCGCCTGCCCGGCCTGCGCCGCGTACGCCGGCCGCTCCATCCGCCCAGGCGGGCACTTCCCCGGCGGCCTGTCCCTGGACCCGCGCCGCACGGTGTTCCTCACCTCGATCCCGGGCCCGCCCCGTCACCCCCACTGCCGGTGCAGCGTCATCCCCTGGCATCCGTCGTGGACGACGCGCGGCACCCGCCTGCCGGTGCTGCTGCAGCAACTCGCCCGCACCGGCGCCCGTATACCTGCTCCCGCCCGAAGGACCCCGTGATGCCCACAGGAACGATCAGCCCGGACCGGTTCGATGAGTTCCGCGCCCTCCACGCCCAGGGGCTGGGCCGCAATGCGATAGCCCGAGAGATGGGCGTGGCGCCTGTGTGCGTCTCACGTACAGCCGAGTACCTGGGTCTCACCTTCGACCGTTCTCGCATCCAGGCCGCCACAGAGGCGCGTCTCGCCGACCTGGCGGAGCGACGGTCCCTGCTCGCCGAAGATCTCCTGGACGACGCGGAGAAGCTGCGTCAGCGGCTCTGGGAGCCGGCCGTCGTGTACGCGTTCGGCGGCAGCGCCAACACCTACGCCGAAGAGCACGTGAGCGAGCCCCCGCCGGCCGACAAGCGCGCGTTGATGGCGACCGCGGCCACGGCGATAGACCGCGTGCTGAAGCTGGTACCGCCCGAAGCGAGCAGTGGCGCCGACGACGCGAAGTCCATGCTCGGCAAGCTCGCCGAAGGTATCGCCGCCATCGTCCAACAGGGTGATGAGAGCAACGGTTCGGAGGATGGACCGCTGTGATCGTTCGCCAGTCAACTCCCGCCCGAAACCGTAGAATTGGGCGTACAACACTCATACAGAACCCCGGCGGCTGCGCTAACAGCCCCGGGGCATGGCCGACACTTTCGAGGAGTGCCGACATGACCAAGCGTACCTGCAGCGTGCCCGGGTGCGAACGGATCCACTACGGTCGCGGCTGGTGCAGCCTGCACTATGCGCGCTGGCGAACCCACGGCAGTACCGACAAGCCGATCCGAAAGGTCCCTACCGCGCCGCCGTGCAGCGTCGACGGTTGTGGGCATCCTTCGGCTGACCAGGGACTCTGCTCAGCCCATTGGCATCAGAAGAGGGCGCAGCAATCCACCACCCGGCGCAGGCGGACGGAACGCCGCAAGGCTGGCCCGCCTGCGGATGCGCAGCAGCCTGCTAAGAAGTCGTGCAGCATCGAAGGCTGCGCCCAGAAGCATGTCGCCAAAGGACTCTGCGGGTGGCACTACCAGGTCGCCCGCGACGGGCGCCAGCCTGTCTGCTCGGTCGACGGCTGCGATAGCCCCGAGCGAGCCAAGGGTTTGTGCCCTAACCACTACGCCTACCTGAGGCGCCACGGCGTCCCCTCCCCGCAGTTCACGTGCGAGAGCTGCCGGGGCACGTTCCCAGGACGGGCCAACACTCGACACTGCGTCGCCTGCAAGCCGTCCCCCAGCTTCTACGCACAAGAGCGCAAGGCACGTCTGGCGCTCAACAACGCGTCCATGACAGACGCCGATCATCGTGAGTCAGCCGCCTACCGGCAGATCATCGCGAGCGACCCTTGCGTCTACTGCGGCGCAGCCAGTGTGGCCATCGACCACGTCACCCCCATCGTCGAGGGCGGATCTGACATCTGGAGCAACCTGGCCCCAGTCTGCAAGCCGTGCAACTCGAAGAAGCGGAGCCGGTCCGTCTTGGCCCTCATGCTCGACAGGGTCACCGGATGAGCGTCGCCGACCTCGGGATGTCCCGGAAGCAGATGGACTTCGTGGCCAACAGCACGGCGCGAATCAACATCGCTTCCGGGTCTATTCGAGCCGGCAAGACCATCTCCACGCTGCTCCGGTGGCTGATCTACGTGGCGAGCGCCCCCAAGGGCGGGGAACTCGCGGTGGTCGCGAAGACCACGAACACCGCGGCCTCGAACGTGTTCATCCCCTTGCAGGATCCCAACCTGTTCGGACCGCTCGCACAGCACGTGCACTACACGCGAGGCGCGCCCACTGCCACGATCCTGGGCCGGCCGGTCCGGGTCATCGGCGCAAACGACGTCCGGGCGGAGGAGCGGCTTCGTGGCATGACCTGCGCGGGTGCGCTCGTGGACGAGGCGACGCTCGTGCCGCAGGAGTTTTGGACCCAGCTCCTGGGCCGCATGAGCGTGCCGGGGGCCAAGCTGTTCGCCTCCACCAACCCGGGGTCGCCGGCGCACTGGCTGAAGCGGGACTTCATCGACCGTCGTGATGAGCTGGGCATCCGGTACTGGCACTTCACTCTGGACGACAATCCGTCCCTGAGCCGGGACTACGTGGCGGCGATCCGTGCTGAGTTCGTGGGCCTGTGGTTCCGTCGTTTTGTCCTGGGTGAGTGGATCGCTGCTGAGGGCGCTGTCTTCGACATGTGGGATGACGAGCGGCACATCGTCAGCACGCTACCGGAGATCGCCAAGTGGATCGGCGTGGGCGTCGACTACGGGCAGACCAACCCCTTCCACGCCACACTCCTCGGGCTGGGTAGGGACCGCCGCCTGTACATCGCTTCGGAGTGGCGGTACGACGGCCGGCAGCAGCGCCGTCAGCTCACGGACCTCGAGTACTCGGAGCGGCTGCGGGCGTGGCTGTCGGACGTCCCGGGCCTGGGTGCGGTACGCCCGCAGTTCGTCACTGTGGACCCGTCGGCGGCCTCGTTCAGTGCGCAGCTGAAGCGTGACCGGCTCACCCCCACCCCGGCGAACAACGCTGTCCTGGACGGCATCCGCACCATCTCCAGCCTGCTGTCCGCGGGGAAGCTGCTCGTTCACTCCTCCTGCAAGGGCCTGATCACGGAAATGCCGGGCTACGCCTGGGACGACAAGGCGGCAGAGAAGGGCGAGGACAAGCCCATCAAGGTTGCTGATCATGGAATCGACAGCACCCGGTATGTCACGTACACCACCCGAGCCCTTTGGCAGCGCCAGATCGCTATGGCCGCCTAACCCCAACCCTGTAGAGGAGTCGTCATGCCGCTGCCGCCGTCCGGGAAGACCGTCTGGCCCCCGAACCAGTTCCACGAGCCGTTCGCCGACATGGACGTGTGGCGGGCCTGGTACTCGGGAGACACCAGCCATCTGGCGCTGGTGTACGGGGGCCCGGGTGCGTATGCGCAGGGCGAGTTGGCCCGGAGCTTCTTCGACCTGAACAAGCCGTCCCAGTTCCGGGGCGGGCTCGTGGGCGGGCTGGCCCGGATGTTCTGGGGGGAGCCGATCACGCCGGGGCAGCCGGCTGCGAAGCTGCACGTGCCGATCGCCGCGGACATCGCGGAGTTGTCAGCGAACCTGCTGTGGTCGGACATTCCCACGGTGACGGTGGACGCGGACTCCACGGAGGGCGCGGCGTCGCTGGTGGGGACGCAGGATCAGATCAAGCGGTACCTGGATGACTGCGGGCACTCCACGCTGCGGGAGGCCGCGGAGATGGCGGCCGCGCTGTCCGGGGTGTACGTGCGGGTGGTGTGGGACACGTCGCTGCGGCCGAGGCCGTGGATGGACGTCCTCTCCCCTGACGCGGTCGTCCCGGAGTGGCGGTGGGGGATGCTCGCGGCGGCGACGGTGTGGCGGGAGCTGGAGCCGCTGCACAACAGCACGGAGGTGTGGCGGCTCCTCGAGCGGCACGAGCCCGGCAGCATCGAGTACGGCCTGTACCGGGGGGACGCAGACACCCTCGGCATGCTGATGGCGTTGGACGACCACCCGGAGACCCAGGAGTTGGTGGGCCGGGTCAACGAACACAGCATCGTGGAGACCGGCATAGACCGGCTGTTGATCGTCTACATGCCGAACGTGGGCCCGAACCGGCAGTGGGATCACGTGCCCGACGCCAAGCCGTTCGGTCGGTCGGACTTCGCTGGGATCGAGCCGCTCATGGGTTCCCTGGACGAGGCGTGGACGTCCTGGCTGCGGGATCTGCGTCTGGGTAAGGCGCGGCTGGTCGTGCCGCAGTCGATGCTGGAGACCGACGGGCCCGGTACGGGCGGCATGTTCGACCTGGACCGTGAGGTGCTGCTCGAGCTGAACATGCTGGACGACGGCGCGGGCGCGGCGGCCATCAAGGATGTGCAGTTCGCGATCCGGGTGGAGGAGCACGAACGGACGTGCAACGCGCTGCGCGGGCAGATTCTCTCGAGTGCCGGCTACTCGGCTCAGTCGTTCGGGGATGAGGGCAACGTCGCGGTGACCGCGACGGAGGTCGCGGCCCGGGAGAAGCAGTCCCTGACCACGCGCGGGCTGAAGCTCCTGTATCAGCGGCCGGCGCTCATCGAGATCCTCACCACCATGCTCTGGGTGGACGCGGTGAACTGCGGTGCCAAGGGCGTGGACCCGACGGTGGAGCTGACCGCTACGTGGCCTCAGGCCGTGCAGCCCGACCCGGAGGCCACGGCCCGCACGCTGTCGTTCCTCGAGACCGCGGGGGCGATCAGCACCTGGATGAAGGTGAAGACCCTGCACCCCGAGTGGGACGACGACGAGGTGGCGGAGGAGGTCACGCGGATCCGGGACGACAAGGCCGCGGCGAACCCGATCCCGGCCGGCGACCCGTTCGGCACCGGTGGCGGCCAGGTGGAGGACCCGACGGCGGCGGGCGAGGACGGCGCTCCGGAGGACGCGGCAGACGGGCAGGCGCCGGGCGACCAGACAGACCAGCAGGGGCAGGCGAGCGGGAAGCAGGGACGGTCCGCGGCGGCCTGAGCGGGACAATGGCGGGCATGACCGTGAACCTTGCCGTGTTCCTCCGTGCCCGCCTGGACGAGGACGGGGCACGCCAGAAGGACAGCCTGACGGCCTGGCACAGCCGGGACTGCGAGTCGCTGCCTGACGTGCTGTACCCGGACCGTGAGCCGGGCGCCTGTGACTGCGGTGTGCCCGAGCGGATGCTGGCCGAGGTGGAGGCCAAGCGGAAGCTGGTGGCTGCCTACGAGTCTGCGGTCACTGCTTACGGAGCGGCGGAGCTAGGCACGACGGTCAGCGATCTGATGACTGGCTCTGTGAACTCTCTGCGCTACGCGCTTCAGCTCGCTGTCCTGGCGTACGCCGACCACCCCGGCTTCAAGGAGGAGTGGCTGCCGTAGCCGGCTGTCAGCGGTCCTTGCCGAGGGTGGGGAGCCCGCCACGGTACGGCCGGTACGCGGAGCCGTTGGTGCGCGGGGTGATGCCGAGTTTCTTCTTCAACGCGGCCAGGTGCTCGGCATCCGCCTTGGCCTGCTTCTTCTCGTCTTCGGCGGCGCGGAGTCGTGCGGCTTCGGCGTCGGGCACGATCCGTTTCGGCTGCCCGTTGTCCAGGCGCTCCGTCTCGTAGAGGAAGCTGTGGGCCCACCGCTCGTACTTCTCGGCAGCCTCGAGGTCGCCGTGCACCTCAAGGGCCTCGATCTGCTTGTCCTCGAAGTTGCGGGCCATGCGGATGCAGAAGGCGTGCCGGCTCTCGCCGATCCAGTCCGGGCCGGACATTGTGTTGTCGCTGGCTCCCATGGCGTCCCCCTCACAGCGCAGTTCTGACGGAGTGTAGGCGCCGGGCGGTGGACGGGTGAGCCTTTTGTGACGCTGCGTAGAGCTTGGGTGGGCGGGGGCTCGAGGGCTGTCAGCGGCGGCGGACGCCCTTACGCGCAGGCAGCCGGCGGTAGCGGACAATCGGGCCGCCAGGCGTGGCGTGGGCCTTCCGGCGGGCGTATCGGCGGAGCTTGGGCGAGGCGAAGAACAGCCGCCACTGTGCACGCGACCGGAAGCCGGTAGATCGCTTCCCTGCCATGTGATCACCTCCCCTCCCCTCAGCATGCCCGCCCAGGCCCGGGCTGCTCCCAGCGGCTCACGCGCGCGAAGCCGGACCGGACCGGTCCCCGCTTCAGGCGGTGCTCTTGGGTTCGGTTTGGCTGGGCCTGCGGGGCCAGGGCACGGCGTGGCCGGATGCGAGGAGGTCGGTGTTGAGGCAGGCGCCGTCGGGTGCGGTGATCGTGCCAAGGAGTCGGCCGTAGGCGTCGTTGCGGTCCTTGGTGGTCTTCACTGTCACCATGCCGTCGGGGCAGTGCTGGGCGAACCAGGCTTGGACCCAGGCGCGTGCTTGCTGGCCTTCGGGGGTGGAGAGTTCGGGGGCGTTGAGGCCGGCGGCGCGGATACGGATTCCGTGGGCCCAGGTGTGGAGGCCCAAGTCGATGTCCAAGATCATCGTGTCCGCGTCGATCGTGCGAACCAGGCGGGCGGCGTACTCGTACACGGGGGCTCCTGGGGATGTGGGTCGGCCCCCGCTGCCCGGGGGGAGTTGGGCGGCGGGGGCCGTGGTGCCTGGGGTCGGGTGGGACGGGCCGGGTCCCCGGGCGGACGTCTCTGATGGTGGCGTATGGGGTGGGGTTTGTCTGAGGCGCGTTCCCCCGGGGGCTACTCCCCTGTCGGTTCGGGGCCGAGGCCGTAGGTGCCGCGGTTGGGGCCGCGGTGGATGCGGTCGGTTTTGGTGAGGTCGGTGAGGGCGTTGTTGAGGGTGGAGCCCTTGAGGCCGCTCAGGGTGCTGATGTCGTCCTTGTGGAGGTAGGTGACCTCGAGGCCTGCCGGGTCTGCGGCGTCGCGGAGGACTTTGAGGACCTTGTCGTCGGCGGTCTCGGGCTTCTTGATGGGGGTGAAGCCGGGGAGGAGCAGTCCGCTGTCGTTGCCGTCTTCGTCGTCCTGCGTGTCGGCGGGGAGGACGGACTGCTGGGCGAGGGTGTCGCGGTCGTCCCAGTCGGGCCAGTCGGTGGGGTGGGCGATGTTGTTGGTGTCGATGTAGGGGGTGGCGTCTTCGAGGATCCAGTTGCGCATCATCTCGGCGTGGGCGCCGGCGCTGGCGGCGAAGGCGAGTCCGAAGGTGCGTTCGGGGTCGTTGAGGGGCTTGGTGGGGTCGAAGACCATGTCGCGGTCGCCGGACCAGGCGGGTGGGATGTCGGCGGGGTTGCAGCCGGCGAAGTTCTCGGGCAGGTCGAGGAGACGCTTCTGCGTTGAGTCGGAGCGCAGGAGGATGAGGGAGCCGCCGTAGAAGACGTTGTCGCGGATCGCTGCGTCGCCGCCGAACTCTTTGAGTTGCATGAGTTGGTTGGCGAGGATGACGGGCATGCCGAGGGAGCGGCCGAGGGTGGCGCCCGCGTTGACGATGAACTTGGCTTCCTTGCGGTGTTCGGCGTTCTCTCCGAGGAGTTTGCTGGCCTCGTCGAGGATGAGCGGCACCCACGGCATGGTCTTGCTGGGGCGGAAGTTCTTCATGCCGAGCTGCTTGGACTGCTCGATGCGGTGCTGAAGGATCAGGTAGTAGAGGCGGAGCGCGCCCATCGCGGCGTCGGGGCCGAGTCCGGAGTAGGCGGCCATGGTCTCGATGGCGGGGTTGGATGAACCCTTGGGGTCGGCGTAGAGGATCGCGGATCCGTTGACGTGGTGGGCGAGGGCGATCAGCTGGAGGGTGCCGCCCTTGCCGGAGCCGGTGACGCCGGCGACGATGCAGTGCTGCGCGCCGAGGGCG